TCCCGCATTGCCTGATCGCGCTGTTCGGAACTGTATGCGTCCGAACCCAAGGTAATGCCCTGATTCGCCATCCGCGAACGCAGCGCCTCTTGCTGTCGGTCCATCTGCGGCTGCAACCTGCGCAAAATTGCATCCTGCGCCGTCTCTCCAGCATTGATCGTCTGCGCGGGTAGCTTCGACTGATCGAACGGCGACGACAGCATGTTTTTGACGTAATCCAGCCCTTGATTCTGCAAGCCAGCCAAGCCGATACTCGTCTGATTCTGCGCGTCCAGAAGCTGCTGCTGCTCGGGCGATAGATCAACGCGCATCGCCCATCGATCCGGGTCGTAACCTTGCGTGAATTGCTCGCGGGTCGGTGCGGTCGGTGCTGCACCCTGTTGCGCAGCGGCAGGATTAGCAAGGATTTGCGCAAGTGTCGGATTAGAACCAAGAGCAGGTGCGCTCGACTGTCCGTACTTTGACAACTGCGTCTGATACGACTGCATTGCAGCGTCGTATCCAGCTTGGTTAAAATTATTAGACGTCGGGTTGTAATACGTCATCGACCCATACGGCGTGTATTGATCGACGCGGTTAGCCTTGGCAGCAATACGCGCAGCATCTGCATTACCTTCTGCTGTCTCACGAGCTGCTGCTGCGTAGTCAGGCGCTTTAGGCGCGCTACCTTTGCCGCCTTCCAAGGTCATGCGCCCGCCAATGCGGATAAACGCCCGGATCGGAAGATCGGGGATGTCCAGATGGTGATTCATTTTTTCCACCTCAAAAAGCGGCAGTCCTCTTTCCAGAGGACCATTACGACAAGATCGGATTCCTGTTTGCCGGCCTTTTCGAGGGTTGCCTCTACTCGGAAGCCTATGTGCTTGTTCAGTTCCAGCGCCTTGGTGTTGGTCGAATCAACCAACCCCGTGATGCGCTTACAACCTAATTGATTGAACGGATAATCCGTGACCGCCCACCAGAATGTTTTAGGCACACGTCCTTCAACACACTGATGAACGAATATGTTCGAGCCTGAAAAACCTTCGTATGCGACCCCTGCGACGATCTCGCCGTCTTTCTGCCAGCCGATGCCCTGAGAGTGCGCGTTAGACACCCCACCGACGCGCTGAAACACCCATTCAGCAACGCCCGGACCGATGACCAGCATCAGATAATCCCGCCACCCTCGAAAACGTGATCCGTCGCATTCCACCGGACCTCGATGTCTTTCGACTCACACTTCAGATACAGCGCGGCGCAATACCCGATACCTGCGGCGTGCTGCCATGACGCAAGCGTGCGAAGCTGACCGCCTCCCCACGAAAACGCGCCCCATACCGCAGTGCCCCACAGCGGATTGGAACCCGGCGATCCGTATGTAACAACGCTGGTGGGTGCAGTTGTGTCGAACTCGTAGTTCATGCCGATAGAGAATGTCGGTTCGCCGTCCGATTGCAGCATAGGCCTGACAAGCTTCCAGTGCTTTTCCTGCTTCGATCCAAAATAGTTGAACGACTGCAACGCCGAGTAAGCGATATTCGATCCGGTCGCACCTGTGCTGGTCGCGTTGTCGGAAAACCCCGTCCAGGCTTTATAGACCGCAGTCGCGCCGCCAAAATACGGGATATCGCTTACAAGCTCCCATGACCGCGCGTTCATACCTTCAAACCGCGTCCATGCTCCGTTAATGGTGTTCATCGCCCATTGATGTTGAATCGACGTACTGTCCGGTACATTCACCATCAGCATGTTCTGTCCGGGAAATACCGACACTTCCCATCCGCTATTTGCACCTAGCACCTCAGTGTCACGGGTAATCAGCGGCTGTATGCGGTCTGACAACGTGTTTTCGTTGTTGAATCCGCTAGAGACAAGCGCCTTCGATAGCTGCTGCACACCCGACTTCGACAGGTACGCAACATCCCCGCCAAGCTTGGCAAAGCAACGACGGCCTACAGGCTCGGCAACCTGCCACACACCGACCAGCGCCCATGTCGATGCACTTGTTGCATCCGTGCCTTTATAGACAAGCATCTCGCCTTTGGATGTCACAAAGACAAGGTGATCGTCCATGCCCTCACCTGCGTCCAGCGTCCAAGTCGTTGCGGCCATCAGATAACCGCCGCGCTTGCACAGGCTGCGGAAGTCGAATATCGATGCCGCCCCACCAATCGACAAAGACGGCAGGAAACACGCCCGTAAGCTGTTCTTGATGACAAACCACAGACGATCTTTGTGCGATGTGACGTGAATCAGGTCCGTCGTCGTCACACCCGTGATGGCCGGCGTACTCAGTGCATCGACGCTCACCCATGTCGTGCCGTTGTACAGCTGCGGCTCATCAACGCCATTTACCATGTACAGGTACGTACCGCCAGCCGTGGCAAAGTTTGTGTGTTGCCAGTAGGCCGAAGTCATGCCCGACACCACCGCCGCGCCTACCGTACCGGCTGTCGTTGCGTCGTAAATACCCGTCCCGGCGGCGGCGAATAACGCGGTCCCTGTGGCCGTGTTGTACGCGCACAAGCTCTCAACCGGCGCGGCAAACCCGGTCACATGCTGGCGATATCCTCGACGGATGCCGATGTATGACGGCTGCGGCCACCAATTGACCATATACACCGCATCTTCATCGTCCATCGACGCCAGGGAATCCCTAGCGTTGATGCCCTTGACCGGAGCCGGGACTGTAGCCGTCCGGGAAACCATGCCGCCCCGGCTAGACTTGATCGGCTTCCTCATACCTGCCAGTTCCCATCAGGGATAGTCGGATCGGGGAAGTCATGATTACCAGCATGCAGGTACAAGTCCGGCCTTCCACCATCGCGCCCGATCAATTCCTCAAGCTTGCGCTCGTACTTCACAAAGTCTTCGGCATACTCCAAGCCCTTCGCCTGACGCCACCGCCACAGCGTCCCATACAGCAGGGCGTCGTCATCGAGCAAGTGCGTATCGGTATCGATTGCAAACTGCTCTTTGCGGGTCGCATCAGCCCCGACAACCCACCGCTTATCGACATACTCGAAAGCGTAAGACCGTCCAGCAGCGGGAGCCGGTTGCAATACCAGGTTGCCGCCCCTGATCCGCCATACGGGATCGATCAGCGAGGCAAGGCCAGACTTCAACTGTTGGTACTGTCTCGGTGTAACCGGCCCTGGAGCGGTTCTCTGCTCCGAGCGGTTCCAGATCGTTTCGTTGATGATGTAGCGAAAGCCAGGTGCAATCGTGCTGATCGCACCCTGCGATTCCGTCGCAACGCTGGTAAAGGTCGCTTCTGTTTGCAGGTTAGTCCAGTCAGTCCGGGCTGACTGCTCGCGCCCCTCCTCGTTCAAGAGCGACAGGATTTGCGTAATCTGCGGGTCCGTCGAATTTGTCGCGGTATTGGACACAGGGAATCCGACCCTGCGGCAAACCTCTTGCACGAGTTCGAGCGCGTTCATTTATGCAGCTTCCTGTTCTTTGGGCGGACGGCCACGGCGCGGCGCATTCACTGCCGCCATCAACTCCGCAACCTGCTCTTGCAGCCGCCGGTTGTTTTCCTCAAGCTCCGACATACGCCCTGCGTTAGCCAGTGCGCCCGCACCCTCTTGCGCCTGCTTGAGCCATGCTTGCGCCTTCCTGCGCATCTGCTCGCCGCCCATGCCAGCGCGTTGAATCTGCGCGTCCGTAAGCTCTGCAAGTTGCTCGACCGTCAGCACGCCCATAGAGCGCATGTTGTCAGCCTGTGAGCGGGTCACGGCGGCCCATTCTGTCAAAGGCGTGCCAATGACAGGCGCAGCATTCTGGAACTGCATGAAGTGCGCGTAATGCCTCGCAAACCGTCGCTTGTGATGGTCCCGAAGCTTCGTATCGATCAGCGTCGTCGGATCTCCGGGCACTTGAATTTTGATAAACGGCACATCCTCGAATACGGGATGGCCGGCTTCTTCCGACTTGGCCGGATGTTGCACACTGCGCATGTAGATTTCGACGTGGAGCTTTTCATCGCCACGCGGATCAATTTCCCCATCAACCATTTATGTGCTCCTTGTGTGTCCCCAAAAAAGCCCCGGAGCCGAAGCCCCGAGGCAAGGGGAAATGCTTACAGCGTGCGACCCACAGACGGATAGGTCAGGTATGCGACCGTCGAAGCAGCAGCGCCGCCCGTGGCAGCCGTCAGCGCGATGCCGTTGATGACTTCCGCGCCCGCAGTCGCGTCGTCGTCAAGCTGGCCAGCCGTCGCCGTGGTGTTGAGCAGCGTACCTTTGGCAGCAGATGCGGCGGTGCGTACCGAACCGACGCCATTGACCAGACCCCAACCGTAACCGCTGGCAGCGATAGCCACCTGCGGCACGACAACCGGAGCGCCAGCTTGCGCGCCCGGTGCCGAGTTGGTCGTGTCGATCATATCCACCACAAAAGCGGTAGAAGTCACGACAGCGGCGTAATACTGCGTAACGCCACCCGCATCCGCTTGCACGAACACATACTCGTTTCCGAGATAGTCCGCGCCACGCTGGCCCGGCTTGAACGGCGGCGTCTCAGTCGAAGTCCAGACTTGAGACGGGGTAATACCGATGATGTAGCTCATGTGTGTATCTCCTTGGGTTACGGGACGAGAACGCCTTGGAACTGCACACCCGAGCAAGTCAGGTTGCCGGCCCAACCGATATGACGGACCACGGCATCCTGATTCACAGACTGACGATCACCTCCAATCGGCTTGAAGTTTCGGGCACTGTGCGGACGCCAGTGCAGGTACTTGGTATTGATGAAATAGCCCGTATCGGTCGGGCAATTGCCACCAATGCCGCCATCCAGAACCACGTCGCACGAACCGCCCGCACCGTAGTATTTCAGCGAGGTAAAGCCCGCGCCAGCCGATCCGGTATCACTCGTGAAACGCTGGTTTGCTTGCAGCGATTCGAGGTAATGCCGGTACAGGTTCGAGTCGAATACGATCAGGTCCGGGCGATCCGTGCCGCGCACCAGTTGCACGATGACGCGGTTCATCAGACCCTGAATCGTGGTCGCACCCGGAGTGATGGACAGCGCCGAAGCATCGACCGCGATGTTGTTCCAGAACGCCCACGCCGAACGGTCAATGCCGCCATACGTGCCCGTTGCCGGAGTCGAATCGATTGCAGCAGCCAAGCCAGTGATGTTCTTGCCAGCGTTGCCCGTGCCGTCGCCGTACAGGTCAGTGCTGATGCGGTTCATCAGGTCCGCTTCGGCAATCTTGATGCGCGATTCCATCAGGTCGATGAACGCCTCTTCGCCCGCGTTCTGGAGCATTTCCAGACCGGACATGGTGACAGCGGCGCTGTACTGCTTGATGTCGAACTGCGCGGCGGAAATGGGCGAATTGACACCGATGTTCAGCAGTTCATAGCCTGAGTACGAATTCGCATTCGTCGTGGAGCTATCCGGGTACATCAGCTCTTCATAGATGATCCGGCCACCCGAGAACGGGCGGGAGTTGCCGCGCTGCTTCATCTTCATGAGGAGCGCGTTGTTGTCGGAAAGATTGTCAGCGAGCGTTTTTGAACGCTGCTCAATCGTGGTAGCGATAAGATCGCTTACGGCGGAATTGGCGAAGCCCATTACTTACCCTTTCAGAGTTGGTCCCGCATGGCGTCGATGTTTGCTCTCAACGCGCTGCGAATGTCGGTGCTAGCGGGCGATGCCTTGATGGATGCGCCCGGTGACGAACCCTTGACCTGTACGGCGGCGGCTTTGGCCTTCTGCGCTGCGGCGGCTTTGGCTTGTGCGTCTGCTTGCTGTTTAGCTTGCGTTGCGCCCCATGCCTGATCGTTCATGCGGATCGCCTTGTTGTAGGCGTCATCCATGCCCGAAGCCCTGCCGCTTTCCAGCAGTAGTGCCATGTCCTCGCGGACTAGATCAAAATGTTCGTGCGATTGTTTGAACTGCTGGACTTCGCTAACCAGTGTTGGCTCGATGTCCGGTGCTGCGGGCCGTTGTTGAGCGGCCAAGAATTGCAAAATCTGCTCCTGCTGCGCCTGTAGCGCCCTGATCGTCGGATCAATGGGCTGCACATGCGCGAGTGATTCAATATCGATTCCGTGTCGCTGGCACATGTCCGCGACTTCGCGTGCTTTCTGCTCCGGCGTGCCCTGATACAAGACACGCGCCGTCTTCATCAGTACATCAACAGCGCCCGAAGGCGTAGCCCCAAGTTGCTGCAAGAACTCAGCGTGAGGCGTGAATACCTGGTGCAGTTCGCGCCCGAAATTGGCGGCTTCCTTGTACGTCTGGATTCCCTTGTGGAAGTCGCTCTCGCGGCGGTCTGACTCATCCGCCAGTACCTGCGCTTCCTGTGCCGTGATCGGCTCGCCGCGTGCGGCCTTCTCCCAGATCGTTTGCGCTTCCGGCTTCCACGATGACGGAGCCTTGCGGGTCGGCGCCACTTCAATCGGCGCGACCTCCTCGGCCACCTCTACGGCATCCGCTTCGGCCTTCTGCTTGGCAGCAAAGCGGCCCTTCTCGTCGCGTGCGCGGGCTTCTGCTGCGGTTTCCTCTGTCTCTACAGCCTCAGCCTCTACCGCCTCGACTTCGACGGCTTCTACAGGCTCTGCTTCGCTGCTCTGCTCGTTTTGTTGCTCGATTGCCGCTTGCAGTGCTTCACGGATTTCCATTTCGTTTCCCCATAAAAAAAGCCACCCGGAGGTGGCTTGTTGTGTGTGTGAGGCTTTACGCCTTCATCGCCTTATAGACATCGACGAGTGTTTTTCTGAGCGTGTTGTCATGCTTGGGCTGCGGCTTCTGCATCGCGGCCTTGATCTCGTTGCCGATCTCGATCAACCCATGCTGACGAAGGTGCGCACGGTGCTGGCTGCGCGAGGTGATCCACGTACCATCCGCCATCGACTGATACGGCTGAATGTCGCCCATGACAGCCGGTGCGCTGTTTGTCTGTGCAGTCTCGCGGGAGAACACGCACTCGCCATTGACGAACTCGGCAAGCTTCGATCCGTCGCGGTCATAAATGATTCGAGTCCGGCTCAATTGATCGTCCTTTGCTTCAGATAAAACAAATCCTGCTTGAGCGTTGAATCCGTCCCGCCCGTAGCACTGCGGTGCTGCAATGTGACCGTGCCGCCCGTGCCACCAATCGACAACAGCGCACGAACGTAAGCCGCGCCCAATGCTTCGGCAAACGTAATGTTGTCTGCCGTGTGACCGTGAAACGCATCAGCCACGGCCAAAAATGAATCAGTCGTCAGCGTCAGCGCATCTGCAAGGTGCGCATGAGTCGCGTCTTGTATGGCCAGCGTGATGCCGCCGAAATCAACAGTCAGCGTCAGATTGTCGGCTGCCACCG